GTTGGCAGTCGGCAGTGGGATACCATATACTCATGCAGTCATGAAAGTTAGGAACGCTGCCTTCAACTTCGATCTCGGATGGTACGGGTGGTTCAGATGGAGTGGAACCAACCCTCATGCTGACATCAGACCAGCAGAAGCACTACCAATACCATCCACCAACGAGTCCGTGCAATTCGAATGGATGACGGAGTATCTCCACAAGGTCTCACCGATCAAACCTGGCATGGAGCAAGTCAAGTCGACAGCAGAGCTGCTACGCAAGTGGGAGAATCAAGGCAGGACCACCACGGCCATCAAGGACCTCACCACCACCGGTCTCTTCTCGTCGGCAACTATGAAGACTCAGCGAGTCGTCGACATTCTCGATACCGACAGACTCTACAACATCAAATGGAGGCATCCACTGCTGGTCCTCTGGCATTCAGACGAAGACAGAAGATTCATCTCTCAGACTCACGCTCATATGTATGCAGGATCACAATCATGGCTCACGGTCGTGGAGGTCAGAAGACAAGAGTGTCTCAGGCATCCAATAGCCAAGAACATCCACAAGCAAGCCAGGCCAGATCTCAGCTGGCTTGAGCACATCAGACCTCTTCATCTCAAGCCATTCGACAAGACAAAACTCCACATCAGCCATGCGCTGTCACACGAACATTCTCCCGAGCTCAAGATCAAGATGCTCCAGGACTGGACTGTCGGAAGAGACAGAGCAGCACATGCCAAGAAGATCGCTATCTCCGGTTGGCAGCCGTTCGATCAAGACACTCCTCTGCACGAAATTGAGTGGGACCACAAAGACACCACCAATCTCATCGCCAGCATCGTCGACCGACAACTCGGCTCAACCAATCATCCTGATCCTGCCACCATCGAAGCCTTCGACCTCATGACCGACAGAATGTTCGACTGGCTTTTCGACAATCTAGAATTCACCAGACTCAAATCCATCGATGATTGGGCTCTCCATCATCCAGGCTGGGATGTCAACAAGAAGAGGGAGTACCAGGTGAATGCAAAGACGGCGATCCGAGTCAGAAATCGGCAGCGCTCAGAGGCACTTTCATTCCTATCGTCAAGAGCGGAGAAGTCACCATCTCAGACAAGGTCGACTACAACGAGAACGGCGAGACGGTCGATCAAGAATCCAGACCAAGAGCAATCGCGAATCCATCCTGGCAATACAAAAGCGTACATACCTGGATACAGAGCATCATATTCCCAGCGATAAAGAAACTCCTTCCAGGCTTCATCCATGGTGCCACCAACCAGTCCCTAACCCAGCTCATCAACGACCTCGTGCCTGCACTCTGGAAGTCTATCTCGCAAGACGGTTCAGCGTTCGACTCAAACCAACATGTTCTTCTCCAGAAAGCAGTAGACCACAAGTTCTGGACCAAGTTCCTGCCACATCTCGAGCTGATCCTCAAG